TAGCCATATCTTTAGGTTGTTGGTCTGCACCAAAGTAACCTGGGAAACAGTTGTATGGATCACGAAGTTCTGCACAAGGATATGGTGTTCCATTAGCATCTCTCTTTTCTCTAATTACCCATACAGAGAAACCATAACCAGGTAGCCATCTACCTACTTGTGGCATTTGTAAATCTAGTTTTTGTACCTCATCATACGCATTAACAATTCTTCCTATCTTTTCAGCTTTCTGTCTTGCTCTATCGCTATCTTTACCATTAGGTACATCTACTTTTAGGTTAGGTATACGACCAATTTTTTGTGATAAATGCTCTAAGCCTGACATCATAAGGTTTGGTACAGGTACTTGCCAATCTTGGAATCCTTTTAGGTTGTCACCAAGTAAAGCCTGAATACCATCAGGTCCACCATTCATAATTGCACGCACACGACCTCTAGTAGAGTATGCACTTTGATTATCAAAATGTAATTGAGTTATAGCGTGTTGTATTTGCTCAGGTGTCATTCTATCCCCAAGGGCTTTCGTTCATATCTGTAATATCCCATTCTCCAAAACTAGGTTTGTAATCTAATCCTACCTCAGCTAGTCGTTCTTTTCCAAGTCTTCTTACAACTCTCATTGGAAACCAACTAGCCATTACAACATCTGATTTATAATTTCTGGCCTTACTAGCTTTGCTAGCAGCACTTGAAAAATAAATTAGTTGTCTACGATATATATTACTCTTAGTTTCGCTTTCTGTGTCACCATAAGGTAGATTTATTAGTTTTCCCTCAAACAACTGTTGCATACTTCCGACACCATAGATTGGGTCGTATTTGTTTTTTTGTGTCTGGTGGCCTTCTAAGTGAACACCATTTCTACCACAGAAGTCTTTTAACTCTGTATCTTGTCTAATAGCTTTCTGAAAACCATTTTCTTCAATTACCCAGTGTGCGAGGCCATATTTCTCGTGCCATTTTTTAATTGACTTTCTTGCTTGTATGACACCACCACCTTGTTCGTTTTCTATGTCCACTAGATATAACATACCTGTCTCTGGATTAGCAGCCCATAAGACACATGCTTGGAATCCTGTAGAAGCTGGGTCAAGTCCTGCAATTAAATGTGTGCCTGCAGGTACCTGCCCTATAACTCTATTTACATCTCTACATTGGTCTATATCATCTGAATTAAACATAGTAATACCTTCTACAAATGCTTTGTTTAAATAGACCATCTCAAATATTGCTCTACCACCTGTTGTATCAGCATTATCTTTTTGGCCCATTAGCCATTTGTATGTACGCTTAGTTGCCCATAACATACAGTCTTTATGTAACTCAAACTCTTTATCAGGTAGTACACACTCTAAGTTATGTGCCTCTTCTACTCTTGTTTCGAACTGTGGGTTTTCTAAAAGAAAGTTATATAAATCTTCTGGATGCTGTCTAGACCCAATAACAACTACAGCAGTATGTTCCTCTTTCCTGGAAGATAATGTTGTAGTCCACCATTGCCTGGTCTGTTCCCTAGCACTGGGTTGTATTGTTGTGGAATGGTCCTCAATGTCATCTGCAATAATCAAGTCACAGTCACGAGATAAAATCTTTCCACCCTTACCTACAGCTACCATAGTCGGACTCTTAATACCTGTAATACTTCTAGTACCTACTGTAAACTGGCCAGAACTCCAAGACTTACCACCTCTTGTTTTAGGTTGGAATTTTTCTCCTGGTCCACATATCTCTTCTATTAACAGTTCGTTATTTTCTAATTGGTCAAGTACAGAACCTACAGCATTCTTAGCTATATCTTCGTTACCACCTACCCACATAATTCTTATGTTAGGGTTCTTACATATCTGCCATACAGCAAAGTGTGTCAGTAAGTCAGTCTTACCATGTCGTGGTGGGCTAAGAATCATTTGTTGTCCACCGGTTTCTATTGCATGCACAATAGCATTAATCCAGCTTTCATGGAAATCTGCTGTTTCGTATAAGTCTCCTGTTTCAGTTTTAAAATACCTATCTCTAAAATCTTTAAAGTCTTTTAATGCTTTTACAGTTTGTTTATCTACTTCCCAATCTTTTTGAGCTAGTAGTACTGTCTTATCTTGTTGATAGGCCTTATACATTTTAGAGACAGTAGTTCTATCTACTCCCATAGCATCTGCAACTTTTTGATGTGTATGACTTTTTGATTCTATTAATGCAGCCCACTCAGCAACAAACTCTTCGTATCTGTTTCCTCTAGCAACTGTATTAGGATTTACTTCGGTGACTGTGGATTTCTCTTCTGTTTTTTTATTTGCATAATGGTATTTGTTCTTACATGTTGTAGAACAATAAGGTGATTTAGAACGAGACAGTTTACGACAAGTATGTCCGATTAAATCGTTTAGCTTACACCTAGGGTTAGGCATTATTTTTTTTTCTTTTTAGGAAATCCAGCTTTCATATTTTTATAAGCCTTTGGACTAATAGTAGAATTCTTTTTAGACCTACTTGTACCAGCCTTCTTGCGTTTATTTATATTATGATACAGACCTTTTTTAGCTGCCATTCTTTCTCCTCACCAAGCCCTACACGACCAATATCGTGCAGAGGTTTTATCCTTAGCTGTGCTGCATTTGTGTCTAGCACGAAACGAAGCACGAGCTTTAGGGTTATTTTTTCTTATCTTCATATTAGGGTCGCCAAACATTATTTTCTTGACTTTCCCATTTTTCATTACAAAGACTTTAGACTTTTTACGACCATAGCCAGGCTCACCCTTTCGTATAGGGCTAGGTGAATTTAACTTCACTTTCATTCCTCGCCACTCAGCCATTATCTTTTTTTTCTAGTCTTTCGTGTTGTATTCTTTTTCATACCCTTTTTTGGGCTATATCCTTTACCAGGCATTAGTTCTCCTATACTATATATTGTATGAGTGATTACATAAAAGGAAATAAATATCCTAACAGCAAACCCTCTACTTCTTATAGTAGTGGAAGAGTCTGTGTTCACAAAGAATGTAACACTGTTATTTCTAAGTACAATAAATTTAAATACTGTAACAAACACAAACCTAGGTCTTATCCAAGAATAAAAGGCCGACAGGCCCCTACAGATTTACAAACTCCTTTATAAACAAAACCCTGTATTGCTACAGGGCTTGTCTCGTACAGTGTCCAAACTGTAATGAAAAATATAACAATCCACAAAAACATTCTTTCTTTTACACTGTACACCACATACTGTTTTCTAGATAGAAAGTTTTTCTTTCTTATTATAAATAGAAGCATATCCTCATATGCTACCCCTGGATTTTCCAGGTACACCTACTATAACTATTCTATGATTTAACTGAGAAAAAATTTTTTTATTTCATACCCTAGACAAGCTAGGGTCACATAAGGGGTCAACAATGTTTGAAGGAAACAATTGCTAATACTTTTATTGTACAGGATATATTTATATTTAAACCAAAAAACCCTCTATTGCTAGAGGGCCTTCCGGACATACATGCTTAGTATTGCTACTATTTCTAAGGAAATTAAATAATGAATAATTTATTTAATCGTATTTTAATTTTAGGATAACTTGCATTAGAAAGCAAGTTCATTTAAGATGAAATTACAAACAATGACTTAGAGTATAAAGCTACAGGTGAAGGTGGCATCAGGAGTCAGAAAGCTGGGAATCGGTCATACGATACACTAGAAAGGCAAACCCAGTACCCAAGGACTTTAGAAATAAGAAATTAAAATTATCTCGCAACTCTATTGCATACTATGCCTGCTATGAAAGAACCCCCACTACAATAAAGATATGAAATGTCCAGAGTGTAATAATACACTTAAACAGATTAATGAACGCTCTTATTACTGTATATCAAGTCCTACTACATGTAGTATGTCTGCTAAAGTACACTACATCTAGTACTACACTTTTAATACACTTAGTTATAGATAAATACTGATGTCTAAGACATAATAAGAAAGGGTGTCTATATTGATATTACCATTGTTTTATATGACTCTATAGCTCCTTAGTAACTTATGCTTACTTCTTGTTTTCCTTTACCCGCATCTTTATTGCTTCTGCTCCATTATGGGGATGTGATGGGCGGATATGCGAAGAGCTTGATTAGAACACCCTACCCTATATTAATTTGAATCCAACCAACAAGCAGGCCAGCAAGAATATACATCCAATGAATAAAATATATTGTAAATCTATTTGACAAATAAAACTATGGATAATATTATATAGCAAGTAAATTAAAAAAAGGAAATTAAGACAATGAATAAAAAAGATTACGAAGCAATAGCTAAAGTAATAAATCAAAACGAAACCAAAGCACAAATTATCATAGGATTAGCTTCAATATTTGAAGATGATAATTCTAGATTTGACTCAAGAAAATTCTTTGTAGCTTGTAAGGAGATTAAGTAATGAAAAAGCAATCAAAGGCTAGGGCCATAATAGAAGACCTTCACAACAAAGTGGAAGCCTTCGAAGATTCCGACCAGTTGAAAAACTATTTGGATTTTAGTTCTAGGTTTATTAATCGCTCAATGAATAATCAATTCTTGATATTCTTTAGCAATCCCCACGCTACTTATGTAAAGGGTTATAAGCAATGGATAGATGACCATAAGAGAATTGTTGTAGCTTGTACAGTATGCCGAAGTTTTAAAAATGCTGAGTGTACTTGTGAAGAGCGAACAGCACCAAAAAGAATCGAGCAACTTGCTCCAATGACTAAGAAGACTGGAGAAGTTATCAAAGTAAATGGTAAGGACACCGAAGAGGAAATATTATTTTTCCGAGTTGTCTTTGTCTTTGATGTATCAGACACCGAAGCACTAGAAGGAGGAGAGGAGATTCCTTCACTTGTTGACTGGGTTACCGGTAAGACTGATGCAGAAGTTACAGACCAATTTATTAAAATAGTAGAAGATAATGGA